GCCACGTGTACTTATGATGCCTGTATCGGCTCATTAGCTTTCAGCCCCTTCATTCTGTTGCCCACGCTCCTGCGGCGAGCCTTGTTGCTGTGAGACCTTGCGACGCGCGCACTCCGGGCAACGCCGCGTGCAATCATCGCAGCAAGCATGTCAGCCATCAGCGCTCGCCTTCTGGAAGGCCGCTTGCATCGCGGCCCAAAATGCACGCCCCTTCGTCGTAAGCTCGCAAAGCACGCCGCCTTTCTCGATGCCGCGATCCGCAGCGAACGGCTCGTCAAGATCAGAGCGCTTCACTTTTCGCCACACGACCAGACCCGCCGCTTCGAGTGATTCAGTCTCTTCGTAGCCTATCGTGTAGCCCTCATAAGCGAGGTCCATATAGCGGCGCATCGCGCCTGCTAGTTGCAATGTTTCCGTAACGCTCGGCTCAAGAACGGCGTTGCTCATGTGCGCTCTACCTTTGCAATCCAATAGCTCACCGCGACACCACGAACGGGCAGCGGCTCAGGGTAATCGTATGTGACGGCCGTCATTGGTCTTCCTTCCTTCCTGCGGCAAGACGTTGGCGTCCACGCGCCAGCGCTGCCCTTTGGGCTTCAGTCAGTTCACGCTTGGCGCGTGGTGCAGTGTACTTGACCCGGTTGAACTTGAAGTGCGCGCGCAAGGCATCAGCATCGAGCCGACTCATAAACCTATGCACAAGGTCGAGGTAGATAGAGCACCACAACCAGCCATGCGGCTCAGGGTCAGGCAAGCCCAAGCAGACCGCGCGCTGGCGATTGATGCAGTGCGCCACCTCGTGCAGCACCAGCCGCGTCACCGTGTTGGCTGGAAGGCGTATGCTGGCGAAACCAGCGCGCGCCCAACGTGTGCCACCGAACTCCACCTTGATGGGAAACACCTTGTCGAGTTCCCACTTGCGGCGCGTTACTTTGCACTCCATCACCTCACGCACTAGGGCTTCGCTGTCGGCTGGCGCTAGTGGCGCGGAGCGCAACCATGCACCCCGCTCCGCTGCATACACGCGTGAACGTTGAACGTCGCGTGGCATCACACGATCCTTTCAAATGCGTTGAAGTTGATGGTGCTGGTCCAGCAGGCGGTATCAACGGTTCCAGTGGACATCATAACCGAAAAGGTTATCGCGTCACCGACCACGTCAGCAATGATTTCGTAGTCATTGGCGTGGTCGCTGTAGATGAAGCCGGTGCCATCACACCCCGCATAAGCGGCTTCATCGGCCTTGCTAAAGGGCTTGAACTGCCCTTGGCGAAACAGCTCCATCACAAATGGCATGGCGACAGGGCATGTCAGCTCGACCTTCGGCGGGTTCACCAGCGTTTGCAGTATGACGCGGAACATGTCAACGCCTTTGCCTTGCGCCAGCACCTCACCGGTCTTGTCGTTGGTGAACTTGAAGCTTCCTGTCGCCGGCTCCAGCTTGCAAAAGATGTTGGCATCAGCCGTGGAAAAAACTTCCTCAGCCGCCGCCTCATCGCGGTAGCGTAGCAACATGCCAGCGTCTTCGAGCAGCCGCACCATCGTGTTCATTTCGAGCCTGTTCATGTCACCCTCCCTTAAAAGCACGGATCATAGTACGGGTTGCGCGCGCCAATGGTCAGCGCCTCGCGGCTTCCCACGAGCCGGTAGGAGCCATCCTTTCGCAGCGTGTACTTTCGTACCGCGCCTTCGGGGTTCGGCTCTGTTGCCCACTCCTGCGCTTCGCTAAACCCGTTCTTATCGGTGCGCCATTGCTTGTCGTCCTGCACCATCACAAAGCGCGCGTTCTTGCCGACTTCGATAATGGTGCCAGCGCTGCGATCCGTCCAGTGCAGGATGGTCACGCCCATGCCGACCTCAGGTTTGCAGCCGCCAACGGACATCCAGTTGACAACGCTGCCAGTGTCGCGACCTAGTTTCATGTCTTCCTCCCTTACAGTTTGCCAAGCAGAAACGAGCTGAGCATGACATCCATCATGCGCTTCTTCGTTACCGGCGCTTCAAAAGTGTAAACGGCGCGGCCGTCTTCGATGCGGTCGAACGTGTAGGTTTCAGCTTCGCTGATCAAATACACACGCTCATGTGGTTCGTCGAGGCTCCCGAGAAAGCGCGTGTTGCGTGCAACACCGGCTTTCACAAAGGTTGCGTCAAATTGCAGGTCACTCAGTTCCATGGTGTTCCTCCCTCAAGCGTAATTGCTGCGGCCTTGGGCGGTAAACACCACCGTCAAGCCGTCGTCGTGGTTGTAAGGCGTTTCGATCTGGCCTTCATTGATCAGGCGGTCGAACTCGAATTGCACGTCCGTCCCCATGTAGCGCGCCAGCGTGGCGGCTTCGATGAACGTCACGCCTTGCGTGTTTGCACCGCGAAAGAGCTGGAGCACTTCAGCAGGCTTGAAGCCAATGCTGAACATCAGGCGGCGGAGCATCTTAGTTTCGTGGGACAGTGCTTGCATGTGGAGCCCTCCGGGCTTGACCGGGGCGGCAACAGCGCCGCCCCAACGGAACCTTGATAGGCGCGTTCTGCGCCAATGTAAAGCCCTATTTCTTGGCCTTGAAAATGCCTGCGGCGGTTGCCAGCGCAATGAACGCCTCAGCCTCTTCGACCGTGCATTCGCCGGTCCATGCCGTCAGCACTACGTTCAGCGGCTTGGCGGGGTTGGCGGTTGGCTTCAGCTCGAAGGTCGAGTAACTGCCATAGACCGAGTCGGTGTAGCTGGCAACGCCAAGGCGCTCGCGCAAATCAGCCGCCGCTTGCTTGGCGCTCTTGGCGCGGCTGTCGTGCTCAGCCTTGCGCGCCGCTTCATCGACGAACTCGCAGATTGCCTTCGCCGCCGCGTCATAGCCGTACTCGCCGTTCTGGCGTTGCGGGAAATGGCGCTTGCCGGTGCTGCTCACGGCGCGAATCACCAGCTTGCTCCGGCCGGTAGCGCGCCAGCGCCAGCCGTCCTTCTGCATCACCTCTTCGATGTCAACGCTTACCATGTAAGCGCCAAAGGTTTTCCCGTCAACCAAGCCGCTCACTTCGAGCCGCGCCCAACCGCCGAGTTCGTTGGCGTTGCCGTGGTAGTTCACCGTCCGGCCCAAGCCGCGCACGGCTGCAATCAGCTTTTCAAAGATCGGGCTTGGCGTTTGCCACTTGGCGCGGTTTTCAGCGGCCTTGGCGTCGCGGGCGGCTTGGCGCTTGGCCTCTTCGGCGGCGCGCTCGTCTTGGGCGTCAACCTCGTCAATGGCGTTGGCCAGCATTTCGATGTCGGTGTGCATGGTGTGTTCCTTCCAGGGTTTGGGTTTAGGCTTGGCGCGTGCGCGGCGTGTAGGTGCGCGGGTACGGCAAGCTCTTAAAGCCGGGGCTAACATGAAACAGCGTGCCATCAGGGCGCACGGCGCGGCGCATCGGTGCGTTACCGCCGCTGCTGATCCAGATGATGCTGTCGCAGCCTTGCAACCCGTCGGTCTGGGTAACGCGCCAGCCCTTAGCCAACAGTTCAGCCAGCTTCACAAATTGCGCGTCCGTTGCAACGTGCAAGGCGGCTTCGGTAAGGGCTTCAGCTGAATAGCGGGTGACTTTGGTGCGTGACATGTGGCCCTCCGGGCTTTGAACCGGGGCAACCGCCCCAACAGAACTTAGATTAGCATGGCTTGCGCCAATGTAAAGCCCCGGAACGAAGAAATTGTGCATAACTTGACCGGGGCGCTGCCAGCGCTGGCAAGCCCAAGGGGACCAGGGTTCCGGCCGGGGGTGCAAGCACCTTGACCGCCTGACTGCCGACCGCCCTGAGCGATCCTGGCGAGTCGCAAAAAGCCGCCCCGGTGTTTAGCCGGGGCGGCTTGCTGGCGGTTAGCTTTGTTTGGCCTAGTTAGGTCAGGCCGCGCCGCTTGGCTTCAGCGGCGATGCGCGCCAGGGCGTCGTCACCCCGTTTGTCGAAGGCGGCAAACTCAGCTTCGATCTCAGCCGCCCCGGCGTTGTTCTTCAAGCCGGTTTCGATGCGCTCAAGCTGCTCGGTCAGCTCTTTCATTTCACCGTCAACCCGTTGGGCTGCGTCGGCGCCAGCGGTTGCCAGCGTGCCAGCTTTCACAATCACGTTCAGCACCTTTTCGGCCAAGCCATCCTTGGGCAACAGCCCAAGGTCGCGTGCCATTTTCAGCACCGTGATTGCCTTGTCCGCTACCATCAGAATCATTGCGATGTTCATGTTGATGTTCCTTGCGTTGTCGCGTTGGCGTTACGGCTGTTGTTGAACGACTGCGGTGAGCACCGTGCCAGCTGAGTTGAGTTCAGCGTTGGCTTCGTCAACCGTTGCCGGATCACCACGCGCGCCGACGATTGCACGTTGCAACGTCGCCAAGTCCGTCTTCAACTGCGTAAGCACTTGCGTCAGGCGAAAGGCGCTTTGCGTTGCCGTGGCCAGAAGCGCCGTCTGCTCTTCAAGCCCTGCGTCGCGTGCTCGTTCGTAGGCGACGCGCGCGCGGCGGTATTCGAGCGCCGTGGTGCGCGCCAAGTCAGCGGACGATTTCGCAATGGGCGCAGCGCGTGCAATGGCCAGCACCACGCGGTCAGGCGTCTCGGGATTCTCCGCGAGTGTAGCTGCTTCTTCGAGCGCGATAGTGATCAGCCCGTATGCCGCCAGAACGTGCGTGTCTGGTTGTGTAGCCACTGCAAACGGATTGGACACTTCGGCGTCGAGACCGAATGTTTGACGCACCATGCCGCAACCGCCAAGCGATAGCGATACCGCAAGCGCAACAGCGATAAACAGTTTCTTCATTCCAGTTCCTCCTATAGGAGCCAGCTCTGTAGCATGAAAGGCTTCTAGCGCCAATGCTTTCAGGGCTTGGACCAGACCCGTTTAAGCTGAGCCTTCATGTCTTTTCGCTTAATGCTAGAAGCGACACTACCAATAAGGAACCACACTAGCCAGAACGGAAAACCCAAAGCGAACAACAGCATCGAAACGCCGAGGCGCTTTGCGGCTGGCCACTTCGGGTCCACTACGCTGGTGATGACGAACAGCGTGAACACCAGCCCGATGATGACGTAGGTTGCGACCCAGAGCCAGACAGCAAGCGCGCACATTATATGATCCGCTTTCTAATGGCATACGCCGCTGAAAGTTCAAGCATGTAGGTACGACCGGCTTCGGCATCGTCCTCATCGACCTTCATGCCATCCAAGGTCAAGTCAGTCTTGTCCTTGTCGAACCACACCGCATCATCTTCGTCACCGGTCGGGCTGAGCAGCCAACCCGTTTCGGTTTGAGCGAACAGTATGACTTCAATTTCAACCCGTTGTCCTGGTGACATGTTGCCGAGCCTCCTTGTGAAAAGCATACGCCGCAGCGCATACCAAGAACCAACGCCGCTGAAGATGAACAGCGACACGACGAATGCGTTGTAAAGGGCTTCAGCGCCTAACCATTCAGGCATGACTCGCTCCTAAGGACGCTGCAACGGTTCATGGTCGTACGGTCCTAGCAGTTCAGCAATGGAATCCAAGTGACTGTAGAGCCACGTCCCACGCTCAGCAAACGTGCTTTGAACCGTACCTTCAAAGCCCAAGCTGTTGACCAGATCGGCGAACGGTCCACCGTGACCATGCTCCAAGCCAACCGTGACATGACAGAGCTCGTGAAGCAAGTCGGCAAGGATTTCGACAGGCTGGTGCTGCGTCGGGCAGATGAAGATGTGCCACGAGCCATCGCTGGCCAGTTCATGTGAAATGGTTTCGGCCGTCCAGCGTGGATCGGTGGGAAAGCCAACCGACACGCGCACGCGGCGCTCCTCGCGCTTGAACTTCCCTTGGGCTTCAATGAGAACCCAAAGGTGCTCGACTGCCTCTTGCAGCCATTGCTCGCGCGTGATTTGCATTAGAACGCCTCTTCGAGTGGAACTTGTGGTGCTGTCTTTTGTAGATCGAGCTCGGCTTCATCAAGCCTCCAGTTACTTGCGCCAATGGTCTTGTTGAAGAACTCGCGGCAAGCGTTGAGCTCTGGAAACACATAGCCGCGCTTCACTACGCTCTTTGACTCGGCGAAACCGTGTTCGCTGGTGTACTCGATCTTCACGCGCCGCCGCTCTATGGTCAGGTCAGGCGTTATCTTGCTCATGAACATGCCTAGCCGCGTGCGGTTGCCGCGCCGCGCGATGTTGAAGTTCCGCGCATACTCCACAAAGTCAGCTTCAAGCGCATCAATGGCCACGAACTTTTCCCACTCACCTGAGCGGCGCGTTTGGCAACCCTCGGTCAAGCGGCTCATCCACCACTCTTCGATCGGGTCAAGCGTGAACGTGCGTTGGCCAGCAAGCGCCTCGGTCCTCGGGAACTTACGCACGCTGAAGGCGCTGATGTCATGCTCAAGCAGCATGTCGAGCAGGGCTTCGCGTCCGCCGTTGTTCATTTCAGCTTGCAGCGCGGCGAAGTAAGTTTCGTTCTGTTGCTGCGAATCAGCCACGTCACACACCACAAAGCGCCGTTCAGCTGGACCGGCCGGAATGACCCAATCGCTATTCGACGCCATGATGAGGTGAACGTAGTTAGGGCCAACCTCAACGTCAATGCCCTTGGCTTCGATCTGCATGGTTTCTTCAGTCACCAGCGTTTTGAGCAGCGACTCGTGCGACTTGTCACCGGCGAAGAACGCTTCATCGGCGAACAGCATAACACAATCGCGCAAGTGAGCGTTGAAGTTACCAAGGAAGTGACGGACGTTGGTGACCTGCATACCGTGTCGCCCAAAGAGGGCTAGGAAGTTCTTGGCGAACACGCCCTTACCAGTGCCTTGACCGCCGCGCAGAACCAGGGCGGTCTGTCCCGTGTAGCCGGGGAACTGCACCGCCCGCGCCATCCAGTTGACGACGTAGGTATAGAGCTCGTCGTTTCCGTTGCAGATGTTCTTGCGAATGTGCTCAAGGTAGAGGGAGCAGTTTCCTTTGCGCGGTTCAACAGCAAATCCCTTCCACAAGTTATAGACGCCATCTTGCTCGCGCCCCGGTGTGAAGTCGATATGGTGATACGTGCGCCGCTGCGGGTGATTGAGCCACCACTCACCAAGCGTTGTGATCTTGTCCTTGCCGTCCGGCATTTTGATCACAACCTTTTGGTTCATGTGGCGGTTGCGAAAGTCCTCAAACGACTGGCGCACCAGCACCGAACGACAGATCGTGCCGCTGTCCGTTTCGTAGCGCTCGTCCCATTCCTCGGCGACCTTGCACTTGGGCGACTCGATGATAGCGAACTGGTCGTTCATAAACTTTAAGCGCGGGTCGATTGCATCTTCACCAGCCTGCGCGATCTGCCTCTTGGCGTAGCGGTCCATCATGCGGCCTTTGTCACGCACGCTTTCGCTCACATGCCATTGAGGATCGGTGATGATGCCGTAGATGAGGTCATCAGGAACACCAGCACGCTTGAGACCGCACACGCAATCGAAGAGCCAACCGCTGCGGCTGTCATCGCCGGTCTTCGGCCCTTCGATGTCACGCAGATGCCCTTGAGCGATGATGACCTTGATGCGGTCTGGAACCTTCCACTCGTCCAGCTCAGCTAGGTCGTTCAAGCGTGGTACGTTGCCGCTGATCTTAACCGTGCGGTCGTTACTGGTGCTGCGTGAGTCTTCCTGCTTCTTAAGCGGCATGGTCGGCTTGAACTGCGTCAGCTCAACCACCGCTGCGGCGTTGTGCTCAGTCAGCGTTGCCCAAGTAGGGACGCGACCCTTGGCCTTCTTCTTCTTGTTCGGAATGTTCAGCGTTCCAGGCAAGCGCATGATGCGGTCAGCGTTGTGGCAATGGTCACCGCCTAGCTTGTGTTCGATGCCCCGATTGTAGCACTCGAAGTCTTCAATGCGCTCGATGTTGCCTTTCACCTCGATAGGCTCGATCAGCTTCCAAAACGCCTGATAACCACCGCCGCTGAACGTGACGAACGTTGGCTGCGGCAACCACTCCGGCCGCTTGTCTGTGAGTAAGTGCAGCGCGCGCTCCTGCTCCTCTGCAATGTCTTCACCAGCACGCGGGTCAACGTCAACGTGTAGATAGTGAATGGTGTGAACGTCTTCCTTCGCGGCCTTGCTTTCCAGCTTGCCGCCTGGAGTGTTCACCATGAAGTAAAGGTTCGTCTTGCCGTTGCGATCAGCAATCCACGTCAGCATATCGTTGAACGTGTCAGGGTAGAATGTCGCGGTGAACGTGCGCTGCTTATCGACTGGAATCTCGGTGAGCACCCAAGGGCCGTTCGGGTGAAACGCTTTTAGGAACTTCGCCGCCGCTCCTGTTCCGTCCAACACCCTTTGCTCTTGCTCGAAGTCCCTGCTCATCTTCCCCGGCCTTTTGTTATTAGAGCTTCCAGTGCTTCAGCAACACCGGCGAGATCAGTCTGTTCGTTTCGGTTTGCCAAACGTGCAGGCGGAGGATGCCCACCTGTTGCGCGAGCTCAGCTTGGGTAAGGTTAGCTCGCCACCGCAGCAAGAAGCAACGCTCGCCAACCGTCAGCGTTCTAAAAGTTATCCGCTCGTAAGGTGCGGGAATATCCACTTCGCATTCCCGCTCGCTGCGCTCTTGCCGCGCATAATCATCGCGACGCATTCTAAGCTTCGATGCCATCTTGCGCTGCGAAAGCCCAAGTGAGCGCCGCCAAAGCACCAGCCGTTCATGGTCCGCGATGCGCTGTTCATGCATCATTGCTCATTCTCCTGTATGTCGTCAACACTAGTTTCAATTCTTTCCAGTCCATCTTCGGTTTCCACGCTTTCAACGCGAGGTCCCTCAATTCTTGCTGGTTCAACAGGTTCAGGTCTTCCACGTCCTTCCCGCGAAATAACAGGTAGTCGCTTGCTATTCGAGCGAGCAGCCAGACGTTTCCACCTCGAAGCCATCTACGTTTGATCCATACCTTTTGCGACGGTGACAGCCGGTGGAACTTCACCGGCGTTGCGGCTTGCTTAGGCCATTCCCTTAGGAACTTGAGTTCGACCATGCCTTCAATGAAGTTGACATCCGGCGTGCCAGCGCCTACCACGTTCTCAATTGGACGCGCGTCAATCGACGCCATCTTCTTGCAGAACGTTGAGCGGAAGCTGCTTTCAGACAACGGTGAGCCTCACACCGGCTTCTTCGTAAGCGCGCAACGTGTAAAGCCACACGTCGCCGCGCGAAGCCATGCGCTCAATCTGTTCTTCGGTTGGCCTTGGGCAATAGACATGAGCGATGCCAGCCTGGATGATGAAGGCGGCGCACTGGTTGCACGTTGGATAGGTTGATATGAGTGTGCAGCCGCGCACCGACGTCGTCGCGTTTAGGATTGCGTTCTTTTCGGCGTGAACGGTTAGTGCCAGTTTCAACTCACGGTCTTCAAGCCCTTCATCGCGTATGCCACGCGGGAACCCGTTGAAGCCTAAGCCGACCACTTGCTTTAGGTCATTGATGATGACCGCCCCAACCTTAGTTGAAGGGTCTTTCGACCACTCGCTGACGTTCTGCGCCAAGCTGAAGAAGCGTTCCAGCCAATTGAGGTTGAGGTCCATCAGTCATTCCTTCCAGTGAATGCTTTTCTTGCGGTTATTGATTGCCACCTGTTTCGCGTCGGTTGGAAAGAACTTAGGTGACACTCGCTTTGCCGTGACGCGAATTGCTACATAATGGATTGAGCCATCTGGCGCGCGTTGCTGGAAGAGCAACACCAGCTTTTCAACGGAGGATTCATACACGGTTGCCATCAACCGCTCTGGTGCTGGCGCTAGTGAATCTTGCAACGACCATACACGATAGACGATGCGGTCGCCTTCTTTGGCGTTGGTTAGCCAACGCTGATAGGCGTCGATGAGCGACTGTTGTTCCGCTGGCCTCACTCTGCTTCTCCCCAGCTCGGTCCAATTTCGATATCGACCATGGATGGAACTGTGAGCTTTACGCCTTCTCGCATGATTGCGGCAATTTTTTCTGCTTCAGCGCGGTCACCAACGCTTAGATCAAGTTCGTCGTGAACTTGGAGTTGAAGGTAGAAACCAGCGGCGTCAACGTCAACGATTGACTTCTTCGTTTGGTCAGCGGCAGAACCTTGAATGAGCCGGTTCAAACCCTTGTGCGTCCAGTCGAAGGTGCCATCCTGTTTCTCAGGGAAGCGGCAACGGCGACCGAGGAGCGTGCGAATGAAGCCCTTGCGCTTGGCTTGGGCTGCAACCCGTTTCGCTAGATCGCCGGGGTATGGTGCCGCCTCGTTGAACTTGTCCAGCACCACTTGGGCTTCTTCGCCGGCGACTTCGTTTATGCGTCCACCGTTTTCCATGCGATAGCGCAACGCTTCGCCTCTGGTGGCGTGGTAGGTTGTCGATTCGCTTCTGTTATCGGGGAACACTGCCCAACGGGTTGGAAGCCCAAGGTCCGACGACAGCTTTGCGCCGCCTTCGCCGTAACATAGCCCTAGGAAAATGTTCTTGGCATACTTGCGCGGCAACCCCGTCAAGTCAGCCATCATCTGGTGATTGTCGGTTGCAGGGTCATTTCGATAACGGTCAGCCGCTTCTTCAGCGCCACGACAACGCGATAGCTCTGCAAAGTGTGTTAGGATGCGCGGCTCTTGCTGTGAGTAGTCACATGAAGCCCAAAGCGCACCCTCTTCGGGTAGATAGATGGAGCGCCACCGCTTTGCGAAGTCATCGCGCGCCGGTTGCTGTTGGAGATTAGGGTGTTCACACGACATGCGCCCAAAGCGAGCGCCCTTCATGCCGCCCGTCGCCTCGTCCTCGCGCGCCATCTGGTTCATCGTGCAGTGAATGCGACCGTTGACCAAGTAGTCCTGCACACTTTGGGCGAACGTGGTGCGGAGCTTGTTGACCTTGCGCGCATAGAGGATCTTATCGGCGACAGGATGCTTGGCCGAAGTCAACAGCTTCTTGTCAACACTGATGTTACCCTTTTCGGTCATGCTAGGTGCGATGCCTTGCGTGGCCAGCACTTGAGCAACCAGTTCCGAGTTCATCACGTTCTCGGACGACAGCTTGATGCCGCTCAACCGTGATACTTCAGCAAGCGCCGCTTGCTCTTCAACGATAGTCCACTTCCTCACGTCCTCAAGGCGTTGCTCATCCACGCGCACGCCGCGCCACCGCATACGAACGAGCGCCGGTAGCAGTGCGCTTTCCAAGTCGTATATCTGTTGAAGCCCATCCTCTTCAATCTGGCGCTCTTGCTTACGCAACACTTGAAGCGGTAGCTCTGCGTCCATAACAGCGTATGGACCAACGAACTTCGCTGGTAAGCGCCACATGCCGAGCTTCGCATCAACACTGTATGCCGCCGCCGCTTCGCGTAGGAGCGACTCGCTCTTACCTTCAAAGCCCCAACGCAACGCGATGTTCTGTAGCGAGTACGACTGATGCAGTTCGTAAAGCACCGCTTCGGCAATTTGCACGTCGCGCACTTTGCAGCCGCGATTGAATTCGATCTTGTCGGCCAGCAACCACCCAAGGTCGTACTGGAGGTTCATGCCTACCAGCGTTCCAGTGAAGCGGGCGGCTTCATGCCTGAACCATGCCAGCGTCTGCTGAACGTCTTCCATGTTGCCCGCGTCGTGACCTTCATGGCGAAGCGGCAAGTAGAAGCTAGGACCATCTTCAATGGCGACGCTGATACCGACCATGTAGCTATTCGGTCGCCCTATATTGCCAGGGCCGAACTCACTCAGGTATGTGTCACGCGTTTCTGTATCAACGCTGATGCGCTTGGCTGTCCCCCATGCAGGGAGCTCGCTCAGCCGTGGCGTCTTCCAATCACTATGAGGTGCGAGCAAGGGTAACTGGAGCGTTCCCTTCGGGGCTTTCATAGTGGCCATGTGTTAAGCCGGATAGCGAATGTGAATGAGCGTGGTCAAATCGTCTTCGATCATTTGCAGATCGGCCGCTGTTTTCCAGGTGAAGACCCTGGACATAATCGACGCCTCCTTAGGTTCAAAGGGAAACAAGAACTTGATGAGCAGGTCCATTTCAACGCGCGCCGTGTTGCTGTAGTTGACGACGCGCTCAACTTCGCGCACCTTCTGTAGGAAGTGCAGCGCCTTGTCCAAGTCTTGCTTGCCGTTCTTTTGCGCGTGGCGCGAAATGTATTTTGTCACCTGAGCTTCAAGGTACGGGATCGAGCAGTCAACCACGAAATCCCAATGCTGATAGCCCTTGCGATAGTGATCGCCGCCAACCTGTCGGTCGTTCGCGCCCATTTAGTCCTCCATAACTTGGCGAAACATTGCACCAGCGCCGATTGGAAGCAATTCATGCTTCGGTGGAACACCGGCCTTAAGCGTTAGCATCTTAAACAGCCGGTCGGCCGGTGCAGGGAGTTCCGACATTGAAAGGTAGAAGGCGATTTCTTCCTCGACCTCACGCGCGAATTGGTTGCCCTGCAACCGCTGTTCGATTGCCCAAAGGTAGAGCTCAAGGCGATCGACCGCCTTGAGCTTGTCGTACTGGTCGCCGGTGAGGTTCGACAGATCGGCGACACCGTACCGCTCGTTCACGCGCTCTTCGATGCCTTCGAGGAGCTCGCGCGTGTTGGTGTAACGGATCGTTGGTGAAGGGATGTCACCAACCACGGCTTCGGCCACGTCATGCGTCAGCACTGCAAGCGCCATACTAGGGAACTCATCCGGCCAAAGCGCATGGAACAACATAGCCGCGCCCCATGAGTGCTCAGCAACGCTATAGACGCCGGTGATTTGCACGTTATGACAGCGTCGCACACGTCCGCCGGCTCGCACTTGAATAACGCGGAAGAGTAGATCATGCTCACTCATAGGAAACCCCGTCATCGGCCTTCGCAAGCCATTTGCTGAAACGCAAGTCGATCCACTGATAGGCCACAGCCTTCCAGTCCCACGACGTTATCTGTGACGCAATTTCCTTCGCGCCGATATAGCGGTCTTGACCACGGTTCTTCTTATAGTGCTTGAAAGCGCACAACATTGGGATGACCACGCCGCTGAGGAACGGGTCGGTCGCCGCAATCTTGCTGTTTTCGTTGATGACCGCTTGGAGTTCCATGTCCCATTGCGCCTTGGGTACGCTCATCAGCGGTACTGGAGGCGGCGAACCAGGGTAAGGCGAGCTCGGCTGCGTGTAGGGCGGCGCAACGCAATGGATTCCAATGGTACGAATCAGCTCGAAGTGTGGTTCGTAAATGTGGAAGTCGTCGCTCACTTGCGCGTAGTAACCGCACTCGCGGCCCAAGGAGGCGGCGATGTACTCCTGCAACATGCTGAAGTGAACAGCGTTCGCGCCGTATGCACCCCAGACAATGTCGTTCGACCGGCAGAACACGGTCATGCAGAGTTTTTCGTTTATGACGCGGAAGTGCGCGATCATGTTGCATGGCACGTCCAAGCCGCCGCTTGCGCCTTTGATGAGGTCTTCGCGTGGATCCCACATGCCAAGCACCACGCGCCGGTCATTTGGGTTTTCATCAAGCTGCTTGATGCACTGCTCAAGCTGGTCGTATCCAAAGTATTTGCGCCAGCGCCAGCCATACGCGCCCCAAAGGACAGAGCCGTTGTCCGAGTACGTTTTCATATTCGAGGCGTAGTAAGAAACCCCGTCAACGTCATTGCGCCCTAGCAGCATCCACAGGCTTTCAAACAGGTGGAAGAATGGGTTCGCGTCGCGCTGCGGCCAAAACAGAACGCGCTCGGTTGGGTTTGAATAAACCGTGGTGACAGGACCAGGGCTGGTCTTCACCTTGCCGTTGCGTGACTTCAGCTCAATGCCGTAGTCGCGCAAGTAAATCAGCCCTTCGGGCAGTGCGTCGTGAACATTGCGAACGTTGATAACGTGCATGATAGAACCTCCCAATAACTGCAACGATGCCTTAAGCCGCGCGCCGTTGTAAACCCTGCTCGTAAGCCTTCTTCCACTGGATAGTGACGTCGGTTCGCTCGGCGAACTCTGTCGCTTGCTTTGAGCCAGCCGCTTGCTCTGCGGCCTTGCTGCGCTTGATCTTGGTTGACACGATGCCGGGGTGCAGCGCTGCCATCGCGTGCGCCGCTGCGTCCTGCATTTCGTGTGTTCGATAGTCGGAGCAGCCGCCACCCTTCTGCGTGTAGCTCTGGTCTTGTGCGTACTTATAGACGCACACATTAGGCAAGCCGCGCTCTAGTAGTTGAAGTAGCACGTCGAAGTCTTCCATAACCGGAACGCGGTTGTGCAAGCACTCGTTGAACGGCTCCGTTTGAAACGCCAGGAAGCGCACGAGGCGCGCGTTTTCTTCGGTGAAGACGTCCTTGCGGTTGTTCGACATACGCATCGAAATTCCGGCTGCGGCGTACTTGCCTTGAAGCAGCTCGTCAACGTACTCGAACATCTCCCGCGTGTCGTCGTCGGTGCAGTTCGTCAGCTGCCATGCTTTAGGGTCATCAAAGTCCTTACGCCGTGCAAAGCGTAAGTCGTCGTCGAGCATGACAAACCGCTTCACGCCCGCTTGGGCTGCGTTCTTGCCGATCCATTCGCGTGTGGCGGCGATGCCTTTCGCGGCCGTCCCAAGGATGCGCGTGTTCTGGCGTAGGTGGCGTTCACCGGCTGCAAGGTACTTGCTCACCTCATCGTTCGGCACGACGATGTTGACCGGGATATCGTCGGGAATCTTCGACCAGACGTTGGTCGCCCAAAGGTGCGCGCGTGAGCGCGACGGTATGTAGATCTTCATTTCCATCACTGATCCTCCCAAGGGCGCTTGACTGGTTGTGTTAACGGGCCATCGGCCAGCGCGGCGGCGATAGCAGCGTTATCATCTGCGCTGCACTCTAGCAAGGTTTCCTTCCCCTTCTTATCGGGGAGTAGCCCAATGCGATACGACGTGGCGTTGCAGCCATCGCAAGGGCCGAAGTCGCGCTGGCCATGATAGAGCTTCTTGCGCGCTGCGGTGAAGCGTTCATTGAGCCAGAGTTCCTCTAGCGGCGTGCTTGCAATGTTGCCGATGACGTACTCGCCGCGCCAGTCGTTGCAGCAAAGCGCAATCCCACCGTCCCACCGGAAGCTGAGCTCACGGAACGGTTTCGCACACCGCTTGCCAGCTTGACTCCAGTCTTTGGGAGCACCGGCTCCAGCATGGTTGTTGAGGTCGGCGTGTGTACCACTGGTGTTGAGGTCTATGGGCCGGATGAAGATCAACCGCTTGTATGACTTGCGCTGGTGCGGGTTGCCTTCGTCATCGTCGGGATAGTTGAATAGTCGAATGTCGTTACCAACGCCGTTCTTAAGCGACTTGATGCCCTTCAAGTTCGCAAGCCTTAGCTCCTTGCAGATGGACGCCTTTAGCTTGCCGACGATGGGGATGTCTTGATACTCATCGATCGCCAGCGTGTCAAGCCCTGCATCAAGGCAAGCGAGCATTGAAAACGGCGCTCCCTTGAGCAAGCCGCCACCGTTCGACGTCATCATAATGTGGTGGCGCGGTAGGTGCTTGCGGAACATCGCAATGATTTCGAGGCATTGCGGGTTCATGGTTGGTTCGCCGTGCATGGCAAACTCAATGCGCGATGTCCAGCCGCAGCGCTTGATTTCGGTAGCGATGCGCTCAGCCAGATCGACGGTGAGGAGCTGGAAATTGTTTTCCTTGCCGCGTATGCCGTTCAACCCGCAGAACGTGCAACGCAGATTGCAGCCCTCAGCCATTTCAACCTGAATGGCAAAGGGTGCTTCTTGTTCATACGTCATGTGTCAGCTCCATATATTGCTGAGCGATCTTTGCCGAATTGTGATTGGCTTGCAAGTACTCCCAAGCCGGTGTCGGGTCGTATGGCTCAGGGTCGCGTGCCAGCACTGCGGCAAGTTCTTCAGCGCTGCTGACCCCAACCGCCAATGAACGCATGATGCCAGGGTACGACAACCACTTGGAATGAGCGATGATGCGGCAACCGCAGTCCATGGCTTCGAGGAAGGTGTATTGCGTACCGCCTCCGTCATCCTTAAACACGGTGAGGTCCACAAGGTGATAGGCGTCGCGCAGGAAGGCGTGTCCACCGTTGAAGGTGACAGGGTAGCCCCGGCCCTTGCCAAGCTCTGGATGCTTGAGCCTGAACCAGCGTTCGACCTCGCCCAACAGTTCAACGCGCCGGTTGGGTTCAAGCGCCACGTTAGCCTCCAACACCAGTTCCGAGTTCTTTATGGAGCTGGTGCGCGCCGTGCTGACCGCGTGCTTAGGCCGCTCGTGCGCTGGCAACAGGCTTGACGCGTCCAAGTCCGATGCGTAGGGGTGCGGGATCAGCGTTGCCTTGGGCATGGCCAGCAAGCCGGTTTCACGTATGCCAATGACCCGCTCAGCACAACCGGCTTCAGGCCAGTGTGGATAGAGCTTAAACTCGTTAGGATCGTGAAACACGCGCCAGAAGTCCGGCCGCTTGAGTAGGGTGTAAACCGTTTCAATCGGCATGTGTGGGTCGCCGGAAGCGAGTAGCAGCGGCCCATCCAAATCCATGGCGTCTTCGAGGCTGAAGATTTGGTACTTGAAGTCCAGTGCGCCTTGCCTTGGGTTGCGCTCAGTGCGCGCGCCAATGCGTATGACCCGCGCGTTTTCGCCTAGCACGCGCGCCAAGTGTGCAACGTAAGTGACCGCCCCGCCCAATCGGTACGGAGCTTGATTGATGATGTTGAGCATGTGTTCGGCCTTTAGGTTTTCGGGCGGTAGCGGTTGCGGAGTGAAGTGGCTGCACCAGTGCGGACGCGTTCATATTTATCCCATTCACAAAGCTGGAATTGGATATCATGTAGCGTGAGCGTCCCGTACTTGGAAGGCCAGTACTGCCAGCGTAGCACATGCACCATCTGCATGATCTCGTAGAACGTGGCCTCACCGCCGAGCGCAGTGCTTGGGATATCAACATTCTTGCGTGTGGCCAGCAAGCGCGCAACACCACGACGAGCGCCTGGACCGCATGGTGTCCAGGTTTCTTCATCGCGTATGCCGTTCGGCCACATGGCTGGACAGAACATGGTGTCGAGCAGCACTTCCTTCGTCATAAAGCCGCTGCCCTTGAAGCCTATGAACATACGCATTTCGGTCGCCGTTTGTTCCCAGCTCCTCGACTGCTCAGCAACCGCAGTGACAGCGCCAGCGCCTTCCCACAGAGGCAATAGGATTTCGTTCGCTACGAAATCCGGCTTGCTTCCCGTCTTGCCGTTCATGGTGATCATGTAGGCGCTGGTGAACACCTTGTCGCCTGACTTGCGTATGGTGGCGGCGACGTCGATCAAGCACTTCGGGTCGAACTCATCGATGAAACCCAAAGCGCGGGCGAACCGCTCCGTCCCAAAGTAGCGGAAGGTCGCGCACGTTATCAGCGCCGTGCGCGCCGTGGCGTGCGAGGCGGCTGCGTCGTATATCTCCTTGAAGGCTTGCGTGGTGCGGTCGTGGACGCGCCTCACGTTGGTGAATTTGAACTCGCGCAGTATGGGGTCATCCGTCCACGGGAACGGCTCTCCAACCGAGCGCTTGACACGTATGGTTTCGCGTTCGACCATGAACGCATAGAAAGCGCGCACGCGCGCCTGAAACTCAGGCGCTGCGGCAACGAGGTCGGGGGCGTGGCTCATGCGCGATGTGGTGACTTGACGGTGATGAACCCTTTGCGCGTGTCGTAGTTTATGTCAGCGCGCAACACCCCGGCTTCAATGGCGTCAGACACAGTCATGCCGTCTTCATAGAGTGCAAACCGCGCCGCTGACTTGCCACGCTTGGGGTTTTCGGTCACGTTGAGGGTGATGACGTGGTCATCGCTGTGTAGCTGGGACTTGCCGCCGCGCTCGCGCTCAAGGCGCTTGGGCTTGTTAGGCTGCTCGACGGGGACTTCTTCACCTAGCTTCCAAAGCGCTTCAATGCCGGTTGGCTTGTCGCGAAACGACTTGATAGGTTTGCTCGGGTTGCAGCGGTTGCGAAGCGCCACCAATTCGCCAAGTGACAGCTTCGCTAGATCGGCTTGCGTGTAGAGCTTGCCGTTTATGACTCGATGACTTTGCATTGTGATCCCTTCCCATAGGGGACACGCAAGATTGCGCGTCTAAGGGAATTTATACTCAAGTCGCGCGCCGTTGTAAAGCGATAAATAGAAACGGGGCGGGTTACTAACAACCCGCCCCGTTCTGCACTTGCTATGCTGCGGCTAGGCTCAGCCACATTCGCGACGACCAGTCGCCAAATCCAAGCGACACGTTGCTTCAGGCTCTTCGACGGACGGCTGTGGTTGCGCGACCATGATACCCATCCGTTTCCCGCCGACGTTGAACGTGGTGCAGCCTTTAGCGCCACCTTCCCACGCCTTGACGTAGATGTTTTTGAAGTCGCCCCATTCCGTGTTCGCCGGTACGTTGCACGTCTTGCTCACGGCGCTGTCAACCTGACGGGATGCCGCAATAAGCGTTTGAACATGCTCATCGACGGTGACTTCATCGGCCGTCTTGCCCTTGTGACCAAACACGCGCACGCCATAGTCATCTATGACTTCGACGCGTTGACCTTCGATCATGTTCACCGTGCGCTTTATGGAGTGCGAAAAGACTGGTTCAATGCCGCTGCTCACGTTGTCGGCGCTCAAGCTGATTGTGCCGGTTGGCGCAATCGACGTGAGGTGAGAATTGCGGATGCCATGTTTGGCAATCAACGCCAGCGTTTCGTCGTCACCTTCAAGCCCGAAGGTGTTGAGAAGGAACTGACTTTGAAGGTACTGTGACGGCGCGAAAAGCGGGAACGCGCCCTTTTCCTTGGCCAGCAACGCCGACGCCCTGTATGACTCGCGGCGCAACGTTGACAGCACCTCTTGCTCAAAGCGCAAGAAGGCCGGTGAGCCGTATGCCATACCAAGCGCCTCAGCCGTGTTGGCGAGGCCAGTGATGCCGAGTCCCATGCGGCGCTTGTTCTTTGCTTCCAGCTCTTGGGCTGGCAATGGGTAGATCGTGCGATCGACGACGTTGTCCATTGAACGCACCACATGCGGGATATCGTGGCGGAACTGGTCCCAATCGAAACTCCACGCAACGTCGCCAACAGCGCGCACCGTTTTCGGGTGCATGTACTTTGTCAGGTTGAAGGAGCCCAACAGACACGCGCCGTAAGGCGGCAACGGCTGCTCGCCGCATGGGTTGGTCGCCGCAATGGTTTCACAATACCAAAGATTGTTCATACCGTTGATGCGGTCGATGAAGATGACTCCAGGCTCAGCCCAATCCCAGGTTGAGTGCATGATCTGTTCCCAGAGTGCAGCAGCGTCGATCGTCTGGTAAACTTCGCCGCCCCAACGCAGATCAAACGATTTGTTGCCAGCAACCGCTTCCATAAACTCATCGGTGACAGCCAATGAGATGTTGAAGCCGGTCAGCGTGTGGATATCATTCTTGGCGCGGATGAACTCTTCGACGTCTGGGTGATCAACGCGCAGAATCCCCATCTGTGCGCCGCGCCGGTGTCCTGCACTGGCGACGCACTTACACACGGCATCGAAGATACCCATGAAGGCAATGGGGCCTGATGATTTGGAGCCGAGGGAGCGGATAACAGCGCCGCTAGGGCGGAGCGTACTGAAGTCGTAACCAATGCCACCGCCGAGGCGCATCGTGCTTGCTGCTTCAGCAGCGCGCTCCATAATGTTGCCGTCGCCTTGCGTGAAGCTGTCTTCGATGGTCCCGCTGACGAAACAGTTATACGCGGTCGTTCGGCGCGGCGATCCCATCGCATTCTGCACCCGACCGCCTGGAAGGAAGCGTTGCGCGCCGATGATGTCGCGAAACGCATGGAAGTGATCGTTACTGTCTTGGAGCGCACCAGCTATTCGGTTCATCGACTCCCTAAATGTTTCCGATACGAGGCGGTACTTCTGCTGATGGATTTCATCGCTGAAGTCTAGTGCTGGTCCCATGACAGAGTGTTCCTTTGAATGAAGAATAACCGACAGTTCGATGCCGGAAAGGGATCAGGCTATGCTGCTAAGGTGAAATCGAGCCATCACTAACTTCAGCGTACGATTGTCACTTTTTCTGCCGCGCGGGTTATCGCAGTGTAAAGCCACCGTTGAGCGTCGGCGCGGAAGACGTGGCTCTCGTCGAAGATGAGCACGTCATTCCACTGACTGCCCTGTGACTTGTGACATGTGAGTGCGTAACCGTAGTCGAATTCTTGCAGACCGTCCATGTCATAGAAGCTAGGCTTCTCCAGTCCCATGAAATGGTTCATCACGCTTTCGACCATGATTGCAGGGCCGTCTTCATCCATCGACTTGATCTTGAGCGTGGTGGATTCTTCCTCCGTTGAGTAGGTTGATGACTCTTCGACGGTCCAAAGTGTTCCGTTGAGGACGCCTAGCTTGTGGTCGTTACGCAGACAGACGACCTTGTCATTGGGCATGGGTAAGATCTCGTTGAAGCCCTTCAACGTGCGAAGCCGTTGGTTATACATGGCGCGCGTCTTGTTCTTGCCGACGATGATCTGCTCAGCCACCAGCACTTCATCGCGCTCAAGCATGACCCTGTTGATGACCTTGCTTGTGCCGAGGTTGCCCATTGGAAGCCGCGTACCTTCGCGCACGGCTGTCGCAAGGTGCAGCACCGGCGATTCAGCGGCTTGCCTATGCACTTCGGTCAGCATGATGTCGGGGTCAGCGTTGGTGAAGAAGCCGCCACCATAGACGGGCGGCAATTGAGCGGGGTCGCCTAGCACCAGCACGGGAACGCCAAACGAAAGCAGGTCTTGGCCGACACGCCCATCAACCATTGAGCATTCGTCGATGATGACGAGCCGTGCGCCAACGAGTTCAGCTTCTTCGTTCAGCGCGAACGCGGGTTGCGCCGCGTCTTTGATAGCCTTGTCCAGCTTGCGTTTGATTTCCGCTTCTGCGGCGTCACGCTTGGGTGTTTGCGGTTCCAGCAACAGCTTACCAAGCGCGGCTTCAAGCTCACGCACCAGCATCAGGTTCCTGCCCTTGGGCTTGTAGATCATCGAGTGAATTGTGGAGGCGTTGCCGCAGCCCTTGGCGCGAAGCACGCTTGCCGCCTTGCCAGTGTACGCGCCGAAATGAACACGCCCACCGGCCTCGCCTGCGATTTCCTTGGCCATCGTTGTCTTGCCAGTGCCAGCAAACCCAAAGAGGCGGAACACTTGCGGGCGACCGGGGTCGCTAAGCCAATTCTTCACGGCTAACAGCGCCGCGTCTTGTTGGGGAGACCACATGAGCTGACTTTCGGTGGAAGGTAAAAAGGCGGGTTGAACAAGCCAACCCGCCTTCACACATGAGTTGAACGTGCAGCGGCTTAGAACGGAATGTTGTCGGCCGTGTCTTCGTCGCCGGCTCCGTCAACCTCATCACCGACGATGCGGATCTTGGCGAGGTTCGCGCCGAACAGATTGTCATGGTAGTCGCGGCCCTGCTTGATCCAAGGGTCGTTGCCCTTGAACATGCTGGATTCACGGTCGCCGTTGAACGGTTCGAGCTCGAAGTTATAGTAGTCGCCCTTCTTGCCGGTTTCACTGACTGACTTGAGCGTCAGCCGGTGCGCCCATAGCGGGATCCGGTCGGAGCCGATGCGTGTGCCATCTGGAAGCTTGATGCTGAACAGCTTGAGCGCCATCAGCAGATTCTTCAGCTTCTTGATCTTCGACGATGTGAAGCGCACAACGCACGGCTCAGCCGGTTCGCCGTCGCGGAGAATAGCGCCATACAGGTTCTTCGTTTGAACGAGTTCGTTGCCATCCTTCGTCACCAGCTTGCCGAACGTCTTGCCGCCATTTTCTTTCCGCACTTGTGCGACGTACGGATCTTCCGGCCGGTAACGAGCAACGATGCCGCCGCCCTTTTCCCGCGGAACCCATTCAACAAACTCGGTGTCGATGCTGATGGGGACATAGCCGATACCTTCGCGGCCATCGATCAGTTCGCCGGTGATCGTGTGGAACAACATGCCAGGGCGAGCGCCTTCGACACCACCGTCACCAATAGGCTTGGCGACTTGCGGGCTGAGCGCCTGCAAGACGAGCAGCGTCGGAATGACGATGTCGTCGCTTGTCATGTTTTCAAAGCCGCCGCCACCGCCGAACTCATAATCACCGGCGTCGGCGACCTGTGTGTTCTTGGGCGTGGCAACCGCTTTCGATGCAGTCTTAGCCGTGTTGCCTGCGTTCTTCTTTGTTGTCATTGTTCTAGCCTTCTATCGTTCAAGCGTTACAGTGTTAGAGGGTTGAGCACCCTTGGGCTATCAGTCGTCCACCAAAGCACGCTTTCGCGATTGCTTAACATAGGCGACCTGATTCCATGAGGCATTGAAGGTTTCCAGCGGAACCTTAGCGCCCTTTTTGAGTTCGTCCTTCAACAGCGCCTGGAGCGTGTTGGTATTGACCACCTGCTTTTCCTCAGGCTCGTAACCCAAGGCGCGCACGCGCTCCATTGCCAGCATGGCGGCGCCGACGTTGCCCTTGGTGAACTTGAGTTTGAGTTCGGTGGACACGATGTCGATGTGACCATTGGCTTTGAGCCATTCCATCGCCTCGTCGTAGTTCTCATCGGTGATGCGTGCGAAAACCACGTCTTTCAAGCCAACGGTTTGACCGTCGCTGGTCTTGAAGCTGTCAATGCCAGCCTTGTCCAGCAATGCCGGGATCACCGTGATTGTGATA